GGGCACAGTTAAGACAGCAATGTTCTAAACTGAGCCCAGAGCCTGCTTTGATCAAAATCAACACTTGGTGGTTCCAAACTCCTTGGACCGCCTATCATTTGCACTGGGACGACCAACAAGATTGGCCTGACCCTTGGCAATTGTTGAGCGATAACCAGTATTGTCCGGTTGCAAGAGGCCTAGGAATCATGTATACTATTAGCATGCTAGACCGTGAAGACCTGCAAGATGCCCAGATGATTGAGTATCAAAGCGACAATTTAGTCCTGGTGAACCAAGAGAAATATATACTGAATTGGGATCCTGATCAAGTCGTAAATATCAGCCTGGGGCGATCAAAGCCTCGACGGCGTGTCAGTCAAGAACAAGTAAAACAAAAAATTCGTTAGGATAAAATGAAAAGCATCACAGTTGTAAAGCGTAGTGGGCATAGAGAACCGCTCGCCTTGGAAAAATGGCAGACACAAATTGCCAAAGTATGTGCAGGCATAGCAGACGTTAGTCAAAGCATGGTAGAGATCAAAGCACAGTTGCACTTTTACGACGGCATTACCACCAAAGAAATTGACGGTATTACCCTACGTGCCATTGTGGATCTAATCGATGTAGAATCAAACCCTGATGTTGGGCACACCAACTATCAGTACGTGGCTGGCAAACAGCGTTTATCAATGTTACGTAAAGATGTGTACGGATCATACGATCCTCCACATTTGTATGAAATTGTAAAGACCAACGTGGCCACGGGCCTGTACACTCCCGAACTGCTGGAGTGGTACACAGAGGACGACTGGAACCGCATGAATGACATGATTGATCATGCCAAGGATGAATCATACAGTTATGCCGCAGTAGAGCAGTTGATTGAAAAATATCTAGTAAAGAATCGTAGCACAGGACAAACATATGAAACTCCGCAAGTTAGATACATGGTGGCAGCGGCCACTGTTTTCCATAAAGAAGAACCTAACACAGCTCGCATGCGTTATATCAAAGAATATTACACTGCCGCAAGTGATGGGCTTTTCACTTTGGCAACTCCTGTGCTTGCTGGCCTTGGTACTCCTACTAAGCAATTTAGCAGTTGTGTTCTTATTAGATCAGACGATGACTTGGATAGTATATTTGCCAGCGGTGAGATGATGGCCAAATATGCCAGCAAACGTGCTGGCATTGGCTTAGAGATTGGACGGTTGCGTCCGCTAGGTTCGCCCATTCGTGGCGGCGAAATCATGCACACAGGTATGATTCCTTTCTTGAAGAAATGGTTTGGAGACCTACGTAGTTGCAGCCAGGGCGGCATCCGCAATGCGAGTGCTACAGTATTCTATCCCATATGGCATCTGCAGTTTGATGATCTCATTGTGCTTAAAAACAACCAAGGCACAGAAGAAACTCGTGTGCGCCACATGGACTATGGTGTGGTTCTCTCAGCATTCTTCTGGAGACGTTTCAAGAACAAAGAAAACATCACATTCTTTGACCCCAATCAAGTACCTGACCTTTATGAAGCATTTTATCAAGACACCGCTCGCTTTGAAGAACTTTATATCAAATATGAAAAAGCGCCCGGCCTCCGTAAGAAAACGATGGCTGCGGAGGAAGTTTTCAAAAGTGGTATTCTCAAGGAACGAACCGATACTGGACGTATCTATCTAGTGTTCATTGACAATGTGATGGACCAAGGGCCGTTTGATCCTGAGTATCATACCATTTATCAAAGCAATCTCTGCTGCGAAATTCTACTTCCTACCAAGCCATTCAAACGACTGGATGACCCAGAAGGGCGTATTGCACTTTGCACACTTGGCTCAATCAATTGGGGTGCGTTCCGCCATCCCGAAGACATGCGCAGAGCCTGTCGTGTACTTCAGCGCAGCCTTTGCAACATCTTGGACTATCAGGACTTCTTGAGTATCCAAAGTCAACTCAGCAATGATGAGATTCAGCCACTAGGTATTGGTATCACAAATCTTGCGTACTGGCACGCCAAGCGTGGCCTGGAGTATGGTGAGAAAGATGCACTTGCAGAAGTCAAGTCATGGATGGAACACCAAGCCTACTACTTGACCGAAGCCACTGTGGAACTGGCCAAGGAACGTGGCCGTTGTAAAGACAGTGATAAGACACGCTACGGCAAAGGAATCTTCCCTTGGGAACTACGTGCCAAAGGTGTTAACGAACTCACAGACTTTACACCTGATCCTGCACTAGACTGGAATACCCTGCGTGGCAACATGCGAGCCTATGGTGTGCGCAATGCCACACTGATGGCTGTGGCACCTGTGGAGTCCAGTAGTGTTGTTATCAACTCAACCAATGGCATTGAAATGCCCATGAGCCTGATTTCAGTCAAGGAATCAAAAGCAGGAAGTCTAACACAAGTTGTGCCTGAATATCACAAGTTGAAAAATCGATATCAATTGATGTGGGCGCAGAAGGATTGTGTTGGCTATTTGAAAACAGCCGCGGTGTTGGCAGCATACATTGATCAGTCGATATCAACCAACACATTCTACAATCCTGCACATTTTGCAGATCGCAAAGTGCCCACTACGTTGATTGCCAAAAACTTAATGCAAGCACATCACTGGGGTATCAAGACATTCTATTACAGCCTGATCAACAAGCAAGGTGCCAAAGCGGCCAAGGAAGATGCGCCCTTAGAAGTGATCGACTTTGATGATGCAGAAGACTGCGAATCTTGTAAACTATAACCATGGACTTCTTAGATCGCGTTGATTTCAAAAATCACGATGGGGTATATCTCTCCATGCTAAATGACGTGTCACGGAATCAGTTCTACGACCAAATTTTGACCCAGGTGCATGATCATGATTGTGTGGAGATTGGATTTGGTACAGGCCTGCTGAGCATGCTGGCATTGAAGCATGGTGCTCGTAGCATCGTGGCCTACGAGTCAGATCCTGATCGTTATCGCCTGGGCTGTGAAGTAATCAGGGTACTAAAACTGCAAGATCGCATCACCTTGATCAACCAACGCTATGATCATGCCTGTGAACATGATCAAACGGTGGTGTTTACTGAAACCGTGGATGACAACATCTGGGGCGAAGGGCTCTACAACAGTTTGCCTAGGCAATTAGGTAAGCAGTTTTTGCCAGGACAGTATTTCTTAGAAATATACGCTGTGCAGATATCCTCAGACATTGCCAGCAGTTTGATTCAAGCACATGAAGAAAATCATTTCTCTCCAGGAGTGGACATTGATTCTCGATTTGTGTCATACGTCAATTTGTTGCTGTCAAAAAAATACAACAAACCCATCAAGTCAAAAGTGGGCCTGCCTGAGGGGGTGACAGAACTAACACCCATGCCAATCTATATAGACTGGGCTACCAACAACACCTATACTGGGCGATATGTGCTTGATGCCAACGCACCTTTTGTGGACCAACCTATTCGTCAACTGCAAGTTGACACAGCCAAACAGCCAGTGTTGATTGTGCCCAGAGCAGGCATGCAACACGGCAGCGATCGTCTTTACTTGGACACTGGACATTGGAAACTACCAGCAAATCCTGCTGTAATCAATACACCCAACAGCCGAGTAATAGTGGAACATGATCTCCGCACTGGAAAAATAACATATAAAATAAAGGAACTAAAATGAGCCAAGCACAATACAACCTAGCCACCAAAACAGACTACCTGCATCGCAAGATGTTCTTGGACCCTGCAGGTCCTGTAACTATTCAACGCTTTGAAGAAGTCAAGTACAACAAACTGGTCAAGTTCGAACAAGAAGCACGTGGCTTCTTTTGGATACCTGAAGAAGTTTCGCTCACCAAAGATGCCAACGACTTCAAAGAAGCCAGCGACACTGTGAAACACATCTTTACATCAAATCTGTTGCGTCAAACCGCCCTGGACAGTTTGCAAGGACGTGGACCAGCACAGGTGTTTACTCCTGTGGTGGGCATTCCTGAACTAGAAGCCTTGATGTACAACTGGAGTTTCTTCGAAACCAACATCCATAGTCGTTCATACAGTCACATCATTCGCAACATCTACAACGTGCCCAAGGATGTGTTCAACACCATTCATGATACCAAGGAGATCGTGGACATGGCATCCAGTGTGGGCAAATACTACGACGAACTACACAGAATAAATTGTCATAAAGAATTAAGCAGTGAAATGACAGGTATGGTGCTCGAACAAGAACACATCAAGGCCATTTGGCTGGCACTCAACGCCAGTTATGCACTAGAAGCATTCCGTTTCATGGTCAGCTTTGCTACAAGTTTAGCCATGGTAGAAAATCGTATCTTTATCGGCAATGGCAACATCATCAGCCTGATCCTTCAAGACGAAATCCTACACAAGGACTGGACTGCTTGGATGATCAATCAAGTGGTCAAAGAAGATCCTCGCTTTGCTGCTGCCAAGGCTGAATGCGAAGCCGAAGTTTACCAACTATACCTAGATGTGATCCGTGAGGAAAAGGCCTGGGCAGACTACCTGTTCCAGAAAGGTCCTGTGATCGGACTCAATGCCAACATTCTCAAAGACTTTGTGGACTACACAGCAGTGGGCGCACTCAAAGAAATTGGCGTCAAGTACCTGGAACCTGCACCACGTAGCACACCTATTCCTTGGTTCATGAAACACGTAGACACCAGCAAGAAACAATCGGCCTTACAGGAAACAGAGAGTACCAATTATGTTTTGGGAGTTATGTCAGAAGAGTTAGATTACGATGATTTACCAGATTTGTAAAAGGAAACAATATGTATAAGCAAAATCATGCAATACGAGAGTCAGAAGACTTTCAGAACATTCGCAACGTGATGCAAAAGTTCAAACGGATTGAAGAAAAGAATCGCTGCCTGAGAGTGCAATTTTTAGACTGGTTGTCAGTCAAAATGCATGCCTGGGCAGACGGTGTCAAAGCCATGTCGGATCGTATTGATTCGCCATGCATTATCAAAGTAGAGCCCAAAAGGAAAACAAAATGAAAGCAATAGTATGGTCCAAAGACCAATGCGCCTTCTGCGAACAAGCCAAAGGTTTGTTGGAAATGAAAGGCATTGACTACGAAGTACGCAATATCAGTCAAGACTGGACACGCGAACAACTGCTAGAGTCAGTACCCACTGCACGTTCCGTACCACAAATTTTCTTGGACGAAGAGTATGTGGGCGGATTTCAGGAACTGCGTCAAAGGTTGATGTAATGCCACACTTCACATCTGACTGGTTCAGCAACGCACTGGTCAACTTTGATTACATCACCAACTACTTACAAAAACAAAAAACAGTTGACAGCATATTGGAGATAGGCAGCCATGAAGGCCGTAGTACCTGCTGGATGTTGGAGAACATGCTGTCAGACACAGGCACCATTACCTGCATAGATCCATTTGCTGACCGTCCTGTGACTGCATTCAGTAGTGACTCAATCCCCGAAGATCGCAGCATTGAACAGGTCTTCCGTGCCAACACAGCAGAAATTAAAAAACCAGGACAAACAGTAGAAGTGATGGCTGACATGAGTTTCCCTGCACTGGCACAACTGATTGTGGACAAAAGACAATATGACTTCATTTACGTGGATGGCAGTCACAATGCAGATGATGCATTGGCAGATGCTGTGATGTGTTTTGGTTTGTTGCGTCCCGGAGGCGTGATGTTGTTTGATGACTACCTGTGGGAAGATGATCAGCATTACCTAGGTCGTTGCAAGCAAAGTATTGATGCCTTTGTGAACATGTTTTATCACAGGCTCAAGTTGGGGTTGGTAAATTATCAGTTGGCAATAGTTAAAAAGGAATTAGAATGAGCATTGAAACAGGAAAAACATACACCATGCGCATGGGCTATGGTGAAGAGATAGTGGCAAAAATCACAGCATTTGACAGCAGTACTTACACGCTGAGCAAGCCTGTAGCAGTGGTACCAGGACAGCAGGGTATACAACTGATGAACAGTTTGTTCACAGCAGATCCTGAGGCAGAAGTCACGGTAAATATATCCAGCGTGGCCATGATCGCTCCTGTGCGTGAAGACGTTGGGGACAGTTATTTGGAAGCCACAACAGGTATCAAACCTGTGCGCAGTAAAATCTTAATGGGATAACATGCCACCAGTACAACGACAAGGCGATCCAAATGGCGCAGGAGGCGTAAACACTTCTGGTGTGGCTTCTGTGCGTGTGAATGGTCGTCCCATTGTTGTGCCAGGCATTAGTGTGTCACCTCACCCTTGTTGTGGACAACCTGGCTGCGGCATTCATTGTTCTGCAGTGACCTCAGGCGGATCAGGTTCAGTTCGTGCTGGCAGCAAAGCAGTAATACGCAACGGAGATGCTGACACCTGCGGACACAGTCGTGTGGCCGGCAGCGGTGACGTAAGGGCAGGATAATGGCAGAATCAATAGTAACACCACTACAACTCACAGCAGGCGTGGGATTT